ATATATAGTTCGCTCTTAAATGAGAGTTTATGCAGTAAAGCCGCTGCGTAGGCCTAGAACGCCATAACATAAAGGAAAACAAAATGGCACGTAGTTTAAACAAAAAATATTTCGGTAACCGTAACGTCGGTACAGCAGGTACAACAGATAACAATATCGGTGGTCAAGGTGTAGCATCAGTTACAATCACTACTGAAGGTACATATACTGCTGGTTTACCAACAGCAACATTCTCAGTCCCAGACTTACCAACAGGCGTACGTACTACTGGTGTAGTTCACGGTCATGCATTATCCGCAGCTACTACAAGTAACGGTACAGGATATACTGTAGGTGATGTATTAACAGTTGTTGGCGGTACAAAGGTGGCGGCAGCTACATTCCCAGTAGCAGCTATTGTCACCGTCACTACTCCTACTATCGCCGACGGCGGCGCATTGATTGATGCAATCGGTGGCGTAGGTGACAGATTTGAATTCACTAACGCAAACCTAACACAATCATTGATTGTTGAAGTTACTGCGGCAAGCGGTGGCGTAGCATCAGCAGTTGAAGTTGTTCAAGCAGGTATCTGGAACGGTACTGGCGCAGCTCCAGCTACTACAGCAGGCTTTACAAGAAGCGCAGCATTCAGTGGCCCAACTGACAACAATGGTACAGGTTTGATATTGAACTTGGCATGGGGTGTTTACTCATTCGGTACAGTAGCAGTTCAAGGTGACTACACAGTAGCCCCAAGTAACCCTGTTAGCTTCACTGGCGGTTCTGGTACTGGCGCAGCAGCAACTATCACTTATGGTGTTAGCGGTATTGTTGTTACAGAAAAAGGTTCTGGTTACACATCAGCAGCCGATGCAGCAGTTACATTCAGCGGCGGTACAGCAGCTGGTACATCAGTATTGACTACTGATTCAGGTAATATCAGTACTACTACTGATACACAAGGTCAGAACGAAGCTACTAACCAAGAGAACGCAATCGTTCCTTACGCTAAGACAACATCAGGTGGTACAAGCAAGATTGGTGATATCGTTCGTCAAGTTGGCGCACGTAGATTCAAAGTTAAGACAGCAGACGGTACAGCTATTTGTACATTAAAAGGTTCAGCAGTATCAGCAGAAGGTGATATGACTATCACTGCTACTGACAGTGCAGGCGGAACATACTTTGTAACTAAGATTGGTGGTCGTAAGGCTACTCTAACTCGTGGTACAGGTACACAGTTCGCTACTGATTCAGCAGTTCAGTGGACATTCGGTTCAGCAACTGAAGGTGTAACAGTTAAAATCGCTAACGCTTAATCTTTTAAGCTCAATAAAAAAGCCGCTTTATGCGGCTTTTTTTATTAGTTGTTGTAGTTTGTCTTGTACTACATCAAAGTTAACTGTGTTGAACAGTCCTGGATGCATCGGTTTGGGATAGTAGTTACTGTCAGTCCAAGCATACCCGCAGTGTTCTTCATTCAATGTTGGAATGAATTCATCATCTACTTTACAAAAGAAGGTATGATACGTGAAACTGTTGTTGATGAACTTTTGAATGGGTATTAATTTTGCATCTTTAGGGAAGTAAGCAATCTCTTCCATACACTCACGTTCAATGCCTTCAAATAGTGTTTCGCCATCCTCGACTTTGCCACCGGGTATACCCCAGTTGCTACTATTCTTATCATTGCGTAGTAAGTAGAGGAATCTTTGTGTGTTACTTGCGTAGAAAAAGATTCCTGCAGATGTATTCTCTTTCATATACTATGATTTATCATAGTTAGATGACGATAGAATAATCTCCTGCTTCATACCAACCTTCATACGACTTAACCCATGTACGGTTAACATAACGATATTGAATGCCGCTAGTTAAGTTTCTTACATACTCAACATCAGTAGCCTCTGCACTGTTAAACGAAACGGTCCATCTACGAGTATTTCCATTGTATTGAATAATATCATTTGCGTTAGCAACTAAATTACCCCAAGCACCAGTTGGGTCAGTGATATCTTCTACTAATAGATAACGCTGTCCGTTCGCAACAGCAGGCAATCCTTGTCCCGGACCCTTAGTGTGTGGGTTGATGACACTATCCACTGCATCTAGTGTATTCTGTGGTAGTGTATCTGGGTCAATTTCATACACTAATAATCTGTCATCAGTGGGATTGAAACTAATAGTACCTACAATCTCTGTGTCCATATCTGGATTCTGTAGCCAAATCTGACTCACACCAGACTTGACTGTACCATACATGTTCAACACCGCAGACCAGAATACATTCGTATCAGGGTTCGTCGGGTCATCGGTTGTATTGTTGCTAGGAGAGAAGGGTTGTGTAGCAGGCAATATTTGCAAACTGTTACCAATCAATAGCACTTTGTAACCATAGGGTGTAATCTTTTGACGTGTGCCTAGTAACAGATGGTCATCTTTCATATCAGTCAACGCATTACCCTGAAAGATACTTGCGATAATCTTATGAATGACACCGAGTTTTCTAACTTTAGCTGCACTAGATAACCAGATAGGCATGTAGAACTTCCAACTCATAATGTCAATAGCATTACCAGTACCTGTAGGAATACTACGACTACTGAATGTGATACCTTCTTGATATACAACTGACAATGATGTCCAGTCAATAAAGTTATCAGTAGATTGAATTTCCATTGAAGGGTTAAACAATACACCAATCTGTTCAATCAATTCTAACTTCTGTTGATAGTTAGTTGTCCAGAAGTCAACCGTGATACTTAACTTATATGGCACAGGCATAATACGTTCAACAGTAAATGCTTGACCTTGTGAGTGTTCATATGTACCGGATAAACTGTCATATGAACGTTGGCGAACATTTAACTTATCGATGAAGTATGGGTCTTGAGTACGAGACTGTTCATATTCAAAGCCAGACACATAATATGTAATCAACGGAGCACTTGGCAAACTGCTAGGACTGTTATTAGAAATAACAGCTTGAGCCATTCTAGTTGAGTCTCCGTACTGTACCGGTACTCTAACAAGAATATCATTACCAGCTGGGTCTTTGCCTTTAGTAACTTGCCAGTCACTGAAGATACGTGCGAATTGAATTAGAAATCTACGTATCTGATTGTCATAAAAATGTTGTGCCATCTATAGCCTTAATCTGCTTGAATTTTGAAAATCTGAGACAATGCTTGCTTCTCAGGCATTGTCGTTCCATCAGTACGTACAGTAACGTTACTGTTGTTGATGAACGTTGCTCGTTGTGATTGGTCATCACTGCCTAAGCCAGTACCGGTTCTAACGTTCTCACTAATCTTGACCCATAACTGGCCGCTCCATCGGAATAGTTGTTGTGGTAGATAGTCTGTTCGTAAGAAGTAATCGCCTGTCTTTGGATTGCTCGGGAACGTAACACCTGACCCTGTTGGTAATCCATTAGGTGCAGCAGCATCGCCAACCAAATAACCTTGTGTGTAGCCAAATCCACGTGGACTGAATCTAGGTATAAAGTGATATCTAGGGTCAGTGTCAGCACGATAGTCCATGATATCTTGTAAGATAGTACCAGTAAACCCTGACTCTGTTGGGTCTTGGTCTGCAAATGAGTATTCGTTGTCAGTAGTACCATATGGACCTGTCACTGCTTCTAATGGTGCTAATGTCAATGCTAGGGTACTGCCTACTTGTCCTGAACCTGAATCAGTTTGTTGAGGAGCAATAGCACCTACTTGTAAATTCACTTTCATCAATCCAGTGAACTGTGTGTGATCCATGTCAGCAGTCATATCCCATAAAGACTTCATTGCTTCCTTTGTTACACGAACAGCAGGAGCTTTGTTCTTATATCCAGTTGATTGCATCAGTTGAACAGTGCCTGTTGGCAGCGAAGGAGAACCCTTTACGTACACTAAATTAACTGATGTAACCGGTTTGTTGTCTTCATCTAATGGAGCAACATATAACTGACTACGGTCATATCCTGATTTAGGTAACAAACGAGTTGCTTCGGCAATAGCAGCATCATTGATTCTAATGTTAGTATTGTAACGACCTAAGATATCTGCTAAGTTGTCAGCAGTATCTAAGTCCCAATACAACGGATCAGGTGGAGCCATACCAATCGGGGTTTCAATCTTAGTGATGTATGTCTTGTCACCGTATGTCACTGCGTATCCTGCAGGATATACTGTAGTAGAACTCCAATCACCTAGATAATTGTCTTTGTTAGTTGGTTGAGACAGAATGCTACTAAATT